TCCTTGTGGACCCTGTGTTCCTTGAATACTTAAGCCTTGCAAACCTTGTACACCTTGTGTACCCTGTGTTCCTTGTGATCCTTGTGGACCCTGTGTTCCTTGAATACTTAAGCCTTGCAAACCTTGTACACCTTGTGTACCTTGAACACCTTGTGTTCCTTGTGGACCCTGTCTACCCTGAACGCCCTGTAAACCTTGTACGCCTTGAATACCATCTTTACCTATATAGCCAGCATATCCTTGCAAACCTTGTGCACCAGTTGGACCTTGATAGCCAGAAGACGCCAGAGAAACAGAATTAACTGTTTCTTGAATTGTTATTTGATTGTTTACTTGTTGAACGTATATGTTATTTGTATCTGACATTATAGTATTACGCTGGCACGAACTTGGAACCAGCCCTGTGCTAGAGTAGTACGACGATTTGATGCATCAATTGAAATTATCTGATATTTAGATTTTGGAAAATTAAAATTAGATGTTTGAGTTGGCGTAAGTTCAATATAAATTTGACCTGTCCCAGTTACTGTAATGCCACTACCTAAAGAAGCAAGAGCACAAAGGGTTTTTCCACCTTCTTTATCTCTTACCTCCATAGTAAAATTATATCCAGTAAAGTTGATTAAATTGCCTGCTGGGTCTTTTACGGTAACATAAGTGGACCAAGTATCTCCTTGGATTATATCAAAATTGGTTTCTTGAATTGACACTTAGCACCCCGCAAAATATAAATATTTATATAGAGATTATAGCATTTAGGCGTTAATATCCACAATCTCGCACTCCCCGCTTACGCAGGCAAGGGCTTGTGATCCAGTAGTAGAATCTTCTAATTCATACATAGATAACGCAGACCAATTAATAGTTTTTGGCATTTTAGCAACAAGATCTTCATATTGTTCTTTAGTAACTTCTTGATATGGAGCCTGTACATATGTATGCTCAGAATATGGCAAAAATGAAATACCAGAGACTTCATCAAAATGCTTATATACCCATGCTCCAACTTCCATCCACTCATCTTCTTTTACAGATACTGTAATTGAGGGCTTATGTTCACACCAATGACGTTGATATGTTAACCAAATCTCAAGTTGTTGAATTGCTGTTAACTTATCTCTTGTAATTGCATGTACTGGAGCTTTTACAGGAAATGAAAATACTGAAGTGTCATTTGGCTTCATAACATCATCTTCTGTAGGAATACCAGAATCTTTTAAGAACTGTGTAATAGGATCTTTTTTATCTCCACGAACTGTTCTAATGTAATAATCTGAATGCCATGGATGCATTCCTGAAGATACCCCGACCAATTGAGAAACTGTACCTGATGGCTTAACACAAGTTACTGCTGCTGAGGCGGGAATCCCAATTTTCTCTGCCTCTACAATATTTGTAGTAACTGCATATTCACGAAGATCATCTAAAACTTCTGCAAGAGCTTTTAAATTTTCTTGCCCAGAAAAAAACTTATGTCCAAATTGTCCAGTAAGTGAAACTCCTAGAAGTCTCTCTTCTTCGGTATTATCTTTCCATATTTTACGAATATATTTAAAATCTGTAAGGGTTGATTGCCATGTTCCCAAAATTGAAGCAAGACGTACTTTATTCTTAACATCTTCAACTGTATCTTTTTCACGAAGTACAACTTCTGAAAGATTACAGAATTGATAAGGGCGAAGAATAATTTCAGAACATGGATTTGTTCCATAATGAATATCTGGACTACGGCGTCCATATTTTGCAGCTTGTGCTTGTGCAGCAGCTACATTATAAATGCCTCTTTCACCAGACTTTGAATCATAAACAGATTTCCATTCTGCAATAAATTGTTGCATCTCTGGTTTGCGAGAATATGCTACTGAATTATTAGAAAGCGCACGTTGTCCATTTTTCTCCCACCAATTACCAGCCTTTGCTGCTGCCATTTCAATATCATTGATATTTGAAAGTGAAATCATTGCGGAACGGCGAACTCCGCCAACAACAACAACTTCACCAATTTTACACATGATATCGTGACATTCAATTGGTTTAAGATTGCGACCTAAAGCACCCTTAAATACTTGAACTGTAAAATCAAAAAGATTAACTAGTGGTTGTGGACCTGAAGATCTTCCACCCATTGTTTTAAGACGTGCACCTGCTGGACGAACTTTGCTAATATCAATTTGTGGAATTTGTCCAGCCCACAGCAATGAAAGAAATTCACGATATGCTTTTGCCCAACCATCTTTAGAATCTCCTACATGGACTACAGTACTTGATTTTTCAAGAGTCTCTGGAATGGCGGGAAGCTTATTAATATATTTATACTCAACAGAAAATCCAACACCTGTTCCACACATTAAAATATACATTGCTTCATCAAATGAACGAGCATTGTCTACAGGAAGAAATGCACAATTATATCCAGATACATTTTCACGTTCTAAAGCTGGCCCTGCTGTCATAACACCACGCATAGAAGGCATGACGTTACGATTAAAGACTGCATCACGAATTTCTGCAAGTGTTTTATCATCTGGAACGTATCCATGCTTTTCACGCAATTGAATAACCATAAACTTAAAGTAACGGTCTACAGTTTCTCCCCATGTTTCTCTGCGATTCTCATCTTCTAGCCAACGGGCGTAACGAGAGAGTGCAATAAAATTTTCGTATGGGTTTTCAATTGTGTTAGACATTTTTCTCCTAGGATATTTAAATTAAGAACTTAAGTGTATCATACTGGCTATTTTAAAATCAAGATTTTACAAATTTTCATGAATTTCTTTTAACCTTTGAACGGCGGGATTTGTAACCTTAGTCCAGTTATAATCTTTATGAATTAAGAATGCATTTTTGTAAGCTAGATCACTATATATCTCATAATTCTCAGTTAAATCCTTCATGTAAAACATCAGTTGATCAAAGTCTGCTTTATACATATCTCCAGGATGCAATGTTGGCCAAGGTGATGGAGTTAGTTTTGATTTTAAAGGACATGTAATATATCTTGCATACGAAGCCCAAGCTTCTGTACAAATTGTTGGAATACCTTTAGCCATTGCTTGAAAAGGATTTAATCCAAAACCTTCTCCCCAAGATGGATATACAAACGCATCACATAAATCATAAAGTCCATTCATTTGTTCTACTGTAAGCATTCCTTCAATAGTTTTAATGTTTTTATAAAATGCTCCAGGGGATCCTTGAATTTTTCCAGTAATTGGATCAAAAACTCTAGTAGTATTCATTCTTGTACATTTTAAAATCAATTCATAATTTGGATCATCTCCAAAAGTTTTAATAAAAGCATCTACAACTCTTTGAGCATCTTTTCTAAAATACGGTTCTCCAATATGTAAAAATCTAAAAGGGCGGGAAGGATTAAGATTTCTTTTTAAAGGTATCCAATCATCTTCAATACCATGCTCATATACAAATACAGGCTTTGAAGTAAAGTTTTTTAAAACATCAGCACACCATGGAGAAGTTGTCCATAATTCATCTATGCCGTTTTGAAGATTAGGTTTCCAAACATCTGGAACCATAGTAGATTCCCAAGGGCTATATCCAATTTTATATTGAGCTTTGCCAAATCTATACATTTGTGGCTGTATAAATGAAATTCCAATTTTAGCTTTGGGGGATCCAATAAGACATTCTATACCCTGTTTTTTAAATTCTTGAAAAATTTGCCATGAAGATTCCCCATAACCAACTTGTCTATCCATGTATTCTGGAGCACCAGTAAATGAAATTTTCAATAAAAACCTTCCGACAAGTTAAGTATAGCATTTTGGCTATATAACTATATTTTATATATATTAAATTTATTTTAAATGATTATTTCCTGCAATTAAAGATTTTAGGCAAAGCCCCCCTACCCCCCATAAAAAAATTAATTTTTACGTGGATAAAGAAACTTTACCAGAATAATTTGAGATTATTTCCCTTATTATGAGTTCTAGTAAAAAGCCCCCACAAACCTATCCTGATTGTATCACAATGATTTATTGTTGTCTATTGAACGGGGGGATTGACATGAATTTTGATCAATGGTACTATTAAACCCTACTCTTTACCCCAGGAGGTACATATGAATAATATGAACAAAGCAAGGATAAGAACAGTATGGACGATGATTAGTGTGAGCATTCTCACATTGATGTTTGGATTAGATTCCGAAACCGCCCATGCATTAACAGCACCAACTATATCGTACAGCAGCGATGTATTGCATATTAATAAATATATGAACTTGGTTAATATCAAGAGCGTTATAAATATTGATATCAGTAAAAAGAAGAATGTTGTTTATCGTGTAAACGATTTAACAGATGGTTCAACTTTTACAATGCCCTCATATAGCATAAAGCTAAATCTAAAACAAAGAGTAGACAACAGGGTAATAATTTCAAGATTGGCAAATGCCATTTTGGAACAAGAAACAGGAGGAGTGGGTGCTTACACCCGCAAATCTTATTCCAGTAGTGCATGTGGAGCTTTTCAGTACATGTCTGCAACTTGGAACAACTATATGGGATACAAAAGTGCATGCCAAGCACCAGAATGGGTACAGGATCTAAGAATGACAAGTGAACTAAAATCATCTTATTCTAAATACAAATCTTGGCCTAAAGCGGTAGCAGCACATTTGTCACCAGCAAGAGCAGGAAATCTAAATACTTGGCATAAGCCACTTCCAGGAAATCCTACAGTGTTCCAATACGTCTCATCTGTATTTCAGAAGGCGAACATAGCATACTGATGAAAATTCAAGTTTTTTCACAGTATTATGATTTGGCTCAGGCGGGAAGGTTAGAACCTCTCGCCTGTCCAATGCACGAAGAAGAAAAACCTTTAATTTATCCATTAATACACAAAGACGAAGAAGAAAAAATTGTGCTACAATGTTTAGCATGTGGCTATAAAAATATAGCAGGTCAACAGCTTTATGAAAATATTATTGAGCGTATTAAAAAGGTAGAGAATGAATCAATATAATATCGGAGATTATTTTGTAGTTCACACAAATGGGTGGGCTGCTAGATTAATTCAATTTGGAACTCGGTCAAAATGGAATCATTCTGGAATTTATATTGGAAACGATCAAGTAATTGAGGCTCGCCCCATAGGAGTAAAGATTCGTTCAGTTCATGAATATGATAGTTTGCCTATTATATGGAGCAATGAGCCTTTGACAGAAACAGAACGTGAAAATCTTGTAAAATTTGCAAAAGGTTTTGAAAATGACGGGTATGGAATAGGCTCAATTATTGCATTAGGGTTTAAATGTATTGGATTTTCTATTTTGCCTGCAAATATTCTTGCCGAAAAAGAAAAAAAAGTTATATGTTCACAATTAGTAGCATGGTGCTATTCTCATGTTAAGATTAAATTAACAAACAAACCACATGCTCTTGTAACACCCGCTGATTTAGCAAAAAGAATCCTAGAAAATTAAGTTCTAATGGATTTTCTCCCCATAGTTGATGGAAGGTCTTGCGAAGGCTGTACTAAGTGCTGTGAAGGCCATTTAAGGGCTGATTTGGGTACAGAAAAAATCTTCATGGGGCAGAAAGATGATGGAACTGTTGTTCCTTGTCCATTTGTCAAAATTGGTGAAGGTTGTGGCGTATATGAAGCTCGCCCAGTAACCCCATGTCAAGTATTTAGGTGTGATTATTTAACCGATGCAACAATGCCTGAGTCTTTTAAGCCGTCAAGAAGTAATGCGTTATTTACAACTCGCACAATTAAAAATATACAGTATACAATGCTGATTGAGGCGGGACGGAAACTGGATTCAGAAGTTCTATCTTGGGCAATAGAAAAACATTTATCAGAAGGAACTAATTTTGCTTGGCGGGTATTAGGAAATATTTTTTGGATTGGTAATGAAGAGTTTAATAATATGATGGCAGAAGATTACCCACTTGTTAATGGCATGCAAAATGATAGCCACTGATTGTTATAAGGAAAAAGGTTATTTTCCAATATCTTTTAGTTATCCTAAAAATCCATATTTATATTTAAAAGATAAACTTGTTGCGGACATAATTCCTGGAAACAGAAATACATATAAGTTTGACAATGAAGGCGATTACCTTAAAGAATACGAAAGATCCTACTACGGAATTACAAGCAAAAAGGCGGGATGGGATTGTTTTCGCCATTTAGAAATAATGGTCTCTGGAGCAATACCGCTTATGAGTGATTCATCTCTCATACCAAAATATACAATGACTCATCACCTTAAAGATTTATATGTAGATATATATGACCGTTTTCAGAAGACGAATGAGGCGCCGTCAGTAGAAGAAAGACAATTAATCTCTGCTAATTTTATTAATAATCTTACATGTAAAGCAATGACAAGATATATTCTCAATATGGCGGGGATTGAGCCGAAAAGGGTTTTATTCATAGATAAATCACTTCCTCAAAAAGAAGATTATCTGAGCATGTTGACTTTAATTGGACTTAAACAAATATTTGGAAAAAACTGCGTAGAAGCCTTTATAACGCCTTACCTATACGATAGCTACACATTAGATCCAAAAAGCCTTTACGGGCTAGGATTTGGCTATTCTCGGATACTTCCAGCAAAGGACATGAGCGGGTTAAAAACGCTGGATGATATAAAAGAGTTTGATTTGGTTGTTATAGGCGATTTGAGAAAAAACAGGGATTTAGTAGATACTGTAGAAAAATCAGGAGTTCCATTTGTATCCATATATACAGAAGATTTTGCTCCACATGAATTAGGACATGAAGAATTAATTCATAATACATCTGGATTAACTTTTGTAAGAGAGATACATTAATGGCAAAAGTATGGATAGAGCGGGCGTACATTGAGCCGTTTGGAGAGGAAGAAGAAGACAACTTCACAATTTTGATCCATATTAAGGAAACTGACCATAATGGAAAAATTGATCACATATTTGCTGGAAAAGTAGATATAGACAAACCCATAAAATGGCTGTATACTGATAACGCCGAAAATGGAGATTTAGTTATTAACAATTCGGCGGGAATGGAAGCCAATAAATGGGACCATATAACCAAAGAGATACTAGGAGAAGTAAATGGATGATATAAAGCCTATAGTGGAGAATATAAGAGAATTGCTAGGGGCAATATTTATACAAGAACAACGTAATTATGATATGTTGTCCATTATTGCTGATAAGCTAGGTGCAGATAGTGTAGGGTTAACCAAACTGCACGAATCTGGAAAGATTCTAGCTCCCGCCCCGTCCTTTATTTTTGAAGATGAAGAAGAAAAAGATGCCTAGATATTTTTCAAGATACGCTTACAAGAAGCACTTTAAAGATTTGCCTAGATTTCAAAGTACAGAGAAAGTAAAATGGTTGAAAAGGATATTATCATTCTTCCGATAAGTGATATATGTCACAACATATTTTACAAGATAGATGAAGATAGTGATCTATGTCACATTTATACAGATAATCACTATTTTATGATTTCTGTATCTGGACTAGACAATCTGCGATATGGTCTAGAAGCTCATTATAAGCAAACAGAGCTATTATTTGGTTTTTCAGATGAAGAGTTGACCATCTTGCAGAAAAAACGTCCTAGAAGGTCTTCTATAGAGGAAATTGATTATCAGATAGATAGAAAATCGTATAATGGTAAGATTATATCTGCATCAGATCTGATTTCCCGCCTTCCTTTTATGTCACAATCTAGAAATCGCAATGGAAAACAGAATATTGCAGATAAAAGATGGAGAGATGCTCTAAAATCTGAAAATCCAGACGTTTTACGTCTTGTAGAATGGTATGAAGAAGAAGAATCTTATATACGTACTAAATTTCCTCATGTAAATTGGATGAAAGGTACATTTGCTATCTCTCCTTGTCACATTTATCCCGCCAAAAAAGATAGAGGAGAAGATTCATGGACTCCAGAGAAAATTTTAAGAGATATAAGTCTTGTAAATAAAGTTTTTGACAAGATTTCCTCATCTGATCTACAAGGAAAACATGCAACTAATACTATAGAGGCTCAAATTGCTATTGATTATTTAGATCAGTTTGAATGGGATACTCTTTCTATATCCCGCCAAGCTTTATATGTGCTTTTATTTCGTAGAATTGTTCAAAACTTCTATGATGAATATAAAATTACTGACGTTGATCTAGATATTTAAATTCCCGCCCAATTATAAAAATCACTTTTACTCAAAATGTTAATGGATTTTTAAAATGCATGATACACGTTTTGAAAAAAAAATTAAAAAAACAATAGTGTGCCCGAAATGTCCAAATTGATAGCATAATGCTCAATCTGTTCACCTTCTGTTCATCTTTAAATGTCCGACATGTCCGATTTGCGAGTTGATAATGTCAGTGGTCTATGTTAGGATACTAGTATCAAGTTAATCAAAGGTTGATTAACTATAAAAAGAAAGGTGGTTCAAAATGAACTACATTGAAATACATGACCCTATGGTCTACTCTCCTAATCCTACTACCTGCCGTAAGTGTGGTATGTATGTACAATACAATCATAACGTAGGTAAATACACCTCTATTAATGGTGTACTATGTGGAGGTAATAAATAATGAATAACTATTATCTTAATTACACACTCATAGAGAGTGATGGCTCTATGCGTACCTCTTCTAATGTCTTATTCTTATCCGAGGCTAAGGTAAATAATTACCTTGACCAATTAGCACAAGATAATGTGCTAGTCTATGTACACGTAACTACTACACCTAGAGAGGTGCTACTATAATGTCATACTCATACTCTTTTGATCGTACCTATGATAAGTGGGCTACACTAGCAGACCATTTTGATGTAATGCTAGATGAACTAAATGAAACGGATGAAACATCCGATGTATTTGTATCCGTAGATAGTTTTGATGTAGATGAGGTATTGTAATGAATAAAGATCCATTTGGTTTTGCTAACGCTATACAACTAGATCACCTTAGTGATGAGCAATTAGATATAGTTGCAGATATATTTAAGGACTATAAATAATGTATAACTTTTTTACACAATCACCTATAGAGGTTGTATGTTTAATAATGCTAATACCTATTATTGGAATAGTAATAGATATAAAAATAAATAAATAATAATGGTGTGTTAGCTTGACATCCCGCCCCTTTTTGGGGCGCGCCCCCGAGGTCGGGCGTGTCTGTGGATTATTGTTTACCTGTTGTTCATTTAAGCCATGTCCGATTTGTCACAAAATGTCGCACCCAAATGTCAGACCCCCCTGCTATAATAGCAACATAACAAACTAAATAAAGAAAAAAATATTTGCGACGCACGGCGTGTCGCCTTGATTTTGTCAGACCTATCTGCTAGAATACTCGTATTAGAATAAAAAAAGAAAGGAAGTTAAAATGACTTCACTAAAAATAAAGGCACTTCGCCTAAACGAAGGCGGCTATCCTGACCGCCTTGAAACTACTCTGCTTGGTTCAGAGTTAGAAATAAATGACCGCCTTGATACTATGGTATCAAATGGCTGGACTATCTTGGAGACAAGATAGTCATGGGTTACATTGAAATTTTCAGAATG